TTTGATTTAATTGATAATGATAGATTTTATAAATATTTATAAAATTGATATAATTTCGTTAGACATATCTAAAACTATATGAACAAATCACACCTATTTCTTGAGCGGTTTCCTGAAGAGAAAGAAGTATGGCAAAATAATAAAATAAGAATTAGAGGATTCTTAAGATTTACTTATATAGCTCAATCTAACAATATATCTAGTCTTAAACCAAGAGCTGCAAAATTTATCTCTAAGCTAAATAATTTGGGATTTATAACTTTTGATTCCCAAGAAGGCTGTTATAGTAAAACAAAAGACCCTATTTATATGTTTGGGGAAGAAAAGGGTAAATCATGTCTAAATGATGATGGTGTTAGAGTTACTTTAGAGATTAATTCAGAACGCGCCTATTGTGATGCATTTATTAGAATAGATATTCTTAACATATTTCGTAAAAACTTAAAAAAGGAGAATCAAAATATAAAACTTATAACGCATCCTTATGCGGGACGGTACATAGATTTGACTAAACATTATTTTGAATATGAAGATGGTGATAATTATGAGTGTATACCTACTGGTATATGTGCTTCTACCGAAAGAGATGTCGAATGGCAAATTAGTATATTATCTAGTGACAGTGGGTATTATAAAGGTCCTCATTTAGATGCATTACCAATTGATAAAAATAAATGGACTCACGTTACAGCAATAGATATGACTTACGGACATTACGCTTTAAAATATAATGGTTTATTTAAATGTATTGAACGTGCCTTGGTATCGTCATTAAAAACAAAATCATAAGAACAGCTTTATTACTCATGTAATTTTTTACTAATCTTCCTTTTTACATATTTATTTCTTCTTTTTTTTAGAATATCTAATAGAACACTTATATATTTAAGACATTCTTCTTTATCATGTGTTTGAATAAACTGAAGCAAGTCTTCATACTCTTGTTCCTCTAAATCTACTTGCGATTCAACAAAATCGTTTGTATTGCTTTTTATATCTTTATAAACGCCTATTGATTTCCATATTCTACGCTCATTTTCTACTATTTCATTTTTCCTAGAACCCTCCCTCATAGGATTTCTGATTTTTGGTATATTTTCAAATACTGATGTTTCTTTCCATTTTTCAGAAATATAGTTTGCTTTCTCTAATAGAACTTCTAAAGATAGTTCATTCTTTATATCGTTACATGTTCCACAACATGGTTTTATATTTTCAAGTGAATATTCTCTTATGGTATTGTCAATTCTATCAAGCCCAATTCCTTTTGCATCTTGATATCCACAAAGATAGCATGGTCCTAAGGTTAAATTATCCCAATCGCTCTGATTAATATTTACTTTAATATTTCGTTTCAATTCAGTTGTCTTCTTATAATTTGTAAAGTTATGATTAGAAGTTCTACCATAGTATTCAGGCCATTGTTTAAAATACTCCCGCGATGGTTTTATTTTACTGCTAATTATTTTACAAACCTGTATAAAGAATAATGGATGATAATAATGTTTCATTCTATTACATATTTCACAACATGTAACACAATTTTCTTTTTCGTAACCTATATCGTTGTTAATTCTGTCTAATCCGTTAACTTCCTCATCTTTTACATAATCACAATAATAACATGGTTTAATTACTAGGTCTTTGAATTCTTCAAAAGATAATGAAAACGAATACTTCCTTTCCTTAGCACTATCTATATAAGAGTTATAATGAGTATTAGGATGTTTATAATTCTCATCCCTATAATTTCTTATTCTATTTGGTCTTTTGGCATCTTGTTCAACATCATATTTATTACAGTCAATGCACTTTTTACTAAGTTTATTATGTTGGGTAAGAAAAGGGGTGTATAGCTTTAGGCAATTGACACACATCTTCTCTTTATTTCCACTTCTTTCTAAAATATCATTCTTTTCTACTATTTCATTTCTTGCTTTTTTTTCTAGTAGTGCTTTCGCCTTTCTACAATCTTCACAAGTTGTATATTTATCTGTACATATTTTAAAACATCCTCTAATAATACTACAGTACTTGAAGCCCTTTTCCTCTTGCTCTTCAAAGTAGATATCTCTATAATGCTTTCCACAGTACTTTTCACCGTATGTTTTATTTTTACAGTCTTTATGTGAACAAGGTACTGATTTTTCATTCGGCTTTTTAAGACAATCTTCACATCTAGTAAACTTAGTTTTTAACATAGTATTACAACCATAAATAAAGTTTGCACAAAGTCTCTTTCCTTCATTTACTAGCTTATCTTGTTCATCATAACGTTGATGTCTGTGACAATATTCATTTGATTTTGATTTCTCTATTTGACATAAATGTCCTTTTACTAATTCTACTTTACAAGTTGTTAGCATTTAATAAATTCTAACAGTGAGATAATTATTAACTTCAATTTTTGATTGTTTTTTTTCAGATGCTTTTTTATTTTTTGACCAAAATAAAAATATATGGGAAAGCCCATACAAATTAATTTGAATATGCGAGTCCGCCCATGCCACTCATGATACGTAAGACGTTGTAGTTGACCGCATAGACACGGACCTGGGCACTGTAGAGGGCACCGACAGTGTTGTTGGAGAGGGTGAGTACAAGGGTGGCATTGTCAATGCGTGAGAAGTTGCATGTGCCACTGGGCTGGTGCTCCTCGGGCTTGAGGGCAAATGAGTAAACATTGATGCCGACAGCGGGGATGTTGGTGTGGTGCTGGTAAGGCTGGACCAAGTTGAAGTAGCGGCCCTCACGGTATGAGAATCTGTCGTGGCCGTTGAGCTGAACGATGGCGGCAACGACGGGGTTGTTGCCGGCAAGGCCCTCAACACGGGTGACTGAGTAGCCTGACTCAAGGACGGCGCGGTCCCACCAGTCAGAGTAGTTGAAGGGCTGCTGGCCCTTCCAGGGGCCAACTACGTTGTCGTCGCAGCTGACGAATGAATCACGCTGGACAACCCAGACAAGCTCCTTGCAAGGGTGGTTGAAGTTCAAGCGGATCTTGTTCTGGGCTGAGGTGACTGACTCACCACCAGTGTACTGGAGCTGCTCGATGAGGTACTCGTGTGAGACCTGGGCGAAGCGGCGGCGCTCGTCAGTGTCAAGGTAGATGTAATCTACGTAGAGTGACGCTGAGACAAGGCCTGACTGGGCGACGCGGTCGCGGACAGTGTGGCCTGAGGTGGCAGTCATGTCCCAGCAGAGGTTGTTGAGCTCCTGGAACTGGAGGTTGATCTTAACCTCGTGGTACTGGAGGGCGATGAGGGGAAGAGCAAGGCCAGGGTTGCGGTTGAACCAGAACTGGAGGGGGATATAGAGTGTGTACTCAGGGGCACACTTGAGGACCTCTGATGAGGCGTTGGGCTCGCCACGGTAGCAGGCGTTGTCGCAGTCCTCGCCACCCTGGGTTAGGAGGTTGACGAGCTGGGGAACATTGCCAACCATCTCAGCGTAGCCGGCCTGCTTACCGGCCTCCTGGGTGAGCTCATTCCAGATTTGGAGCCAGTCACCGTAGTGCTTGTCAATCTTCTGGCCGCCGATCTCAAGCTCAACGTTGGCGATGAGGTTGTGACCGACCCAGTTGAGCCAGCGGAACTGGGCACCTGAGCCGTCGCTGGACTGAAGTGTGACAGCGGGGAGTGTGGCCTGGAGGTAGATGCGGTGGATTAAATCTCCGTTACGGGAGATAGTGCATGTTACCTTCTTGCCGAAGTTGGCAGAGCCGTTGAAGGTCTGCTCAATCGCCTCCATGGCGAAGTTGGTGTGGCGTCTGTAGACGACCTTGAAGAAGGTAATCTGGGGGTTGCCAGTTAAGTAGATGTCCTGCGCGCCGTAAGCTACAAGTTGCATTAATCCGCCGCCACCCATGGTATCTGTTTATAACTCCCATGGAGAAAAAAATTTGCCGGGGGATTTGATTTCCGCACGCATTTTTTTAGAAAATACCGGGTATCTCACCTAAACCAAACCGGGGAGAAAACACATATACGTATGTCTTCATTCAAATTGAATGAAATACTTATCCCATTATCAGGACAATACGAACATATGAATGAGATACAACAAGACAAATTAACAACTCTTGAAGGATATCATAATGATAGAATACGTAAATTTAAAGAACAAAAAGAATCAGTACCACTACTTAAACAGGAGCTCTCAATATTATCAGCTAAATTATTTAATTGGCCTGAACATCTTAGATTTACAGACGAACATAAGGAATCAATTGAAAAGGAAACAGAATTAACAAATAAGATTGCTGATATTGAATCACAGAAAGATATGATGAACTATTATTTGAATGTGGGCGATATCCTATTTGGTCATTATGATACACAACAAAGAATTGCAACAGGTGATAATTCAATTCATAGTGAATCAAATAAACTTAAAACACCTGCTAACTCTGTATTATCCTATTTTAAAACAGCTCCTGTAGTGTCTAGTGACGATGAACAGAAATCAAAAAAATCCAAAAACAGTAAAAAACAGGCACATGCTATATCAAATAAGGCATCGATTATTATAAATGATATTGATGGTATGCGACGCGATAAGGCACTAGAAAAATATTTATCTATTGTTGAACCTAGTGCAATTAAATCTGGAATTATGCCTGGTTCAGGTATAGAAACTGATTACGGTTGTTGTCCTGTTTGTGATAATGAAATGCATTTTTCACAAAATGAGGCCATGTTGGGTTGTTCTGAATGTGGCTATCAAGATTTTATTCTAATAGATTCTGAAAAACCATCGTACAAGGACCCTCCACGTGAAATATCATATTTTGCATATAAGAAAATCAACCATCTTAACGAATGGTTGGCACAGTTTCAAGCTAAAGAAACCACCGAAATTCCAAGTGAAATTTTTGAGCTTATACAAACCGAATTACGAAAAGAGCGAATTGTGGATACTATGAAATTGAAACCATCTAAATTGCGTGAAATTCTTAAGAAGCTTAAATTATCTAAATATTACGAACACGTGGCGCATATAATGAACCGCCTGAATGGTGTTCAAGCGCCTGTATTATCAAGAGAAGTTGAAGATAAATTACGTTTTATGTTTAGAGAAATACAACCATCCTTTATTAAGCATTGTCCTAAAGGCCGTTCCAATTTCTTATCATATTCATATGTTTTATACAAGTTCTGTCAACTTCTTGAATTAGATGATTTCCTACCATGCTTTCCCTTGCTCAAATCTCGTGAGAAATTATATATGCAAGATAAAATCTGGCAATGTATCTGTGATGATATGGGATGGGAATTTATTAAATCTATATAATCCTACAGCCTTATAAAAGTATATGCTTGATATTCAAATAAATACTTTTTAAAATCTAAAATCCTATATTCTCACATAAATTGCCATACACCAATTGTCCTCATTTTTAATAGTTTCTACACGTATTAATCCGTGTTTATTTAATAATTGGTCTATTTCAGACATTGTATTGTTTTTTTTTGAAATTTCTGTGGAATTTACACCTGTATAGATAATATCTACATATTTTAGCAAATGTTGGGCACCCCTAAAAATTCTTAGTTCTGAACCGTTACAATCAAAATTCCATACATTGTATTCACATGGGTCAAAATTATTCAATTCTAAAAAATCTTTTAAAGGTTGAATTTTATAATCATTTGTCTCACTAATAATTAATTTAGGTACCTCAATACAGCACTCAAGTGTACACGGTTGAAGCTCCAGATTATGTTTATTATTATAAATTACTGCTGAATCTAATTCATCAATAATTGTAGTAAACACATTTGGCAGACCATTTGATTGGTTTTCTTGCGCCCGTTTTTTATCAGATTCTACCCATATGATATTATTATCATGTATATTTAACAAATTATACATTTGGTTTATATTTTTACTGTGTGTTCCTACATGAATTACACCTGAAAAAGAAATATTACTGTCATTGGCAAATTTTTTGATACTTTCTAAATTGAAAGGCATTGTATCTTATACAATCAAAAAATTTAAGTAATATTTTAGGACTTACATTCTGATATACAAGCTTTTATACATTTGGAACTCCCACCATTTACCTTCTTTAATATCATCAATTGCAATCAAGCCATTGTTTTTTAACAAAGAATCAAGGGCGCGCTTATCTGAATTTTGTTGTGAAAGATTAGTCGAATTTATATCAGTATAAACTATATCAACATATTTTAGGTACTCTTGTGCACCTTGAAATATTTTTAAATTAATCCCTATACTGTCAAAATTCCAAAAATTATAATCTGCAGGGTCTAGATTATTATAATTAATAAATTCCTTTAGTGATTGTGTTTTTATATTATTTAATTCGTTAACATAAATTTTGGGACTATCTTTACAACATTCAAGAATACAATTGTTATTGTTTAACCGATTATTATAAATATATGCTGGGCTTGTTTCATCAATTGTTAATCTGAATAAATTAGACATTGTATATACCATTCCATTATCTGTAGATTCTGAATCAACCCATATTATGTTATTATCATGTATATTTAATTCGTTATACATTTTTTTTACTTCTTCATCATAGGCTCCAATATGCAGGATTCCCTTGATAGCTAAATTGTTATTAGTGATATATTTTTTTATATTTTCAAAATTCAGTGACATTTACTAGTATTGTAGTATTGCAGTATTTAAGTACAGTTTTATATAAACAATACTTAAATATAAGATATTTGTATTTTGATTGATAATAATCAATAGTAAAATATTTAGTTATGCTATATATACTTTGATTTTTTCTTTCTAGTGAATTTTTGCGTAGTCATATTTTGTCTCCTTGTACCTCCCTTTGATACGTTTTTTTCTAACACAGATTTCATAAAATATTCATAAACCTCTCTTGAAATAGAATTTGTGAAAAATTTTTTATTTTCGCCTTCAGGAATTCTTAAAAACTGTACGTTATGTAGCTCATTTTCATACTCCTTATTTTTTTTTACTAACAAGCCCATACTGTGAATTGCTTCAAACTCAAAATCTGATAATTCATACGTGAATAGTGCATATTTTGAGGTACCGCCTGATGTAAAAAGAGTATCAGTGTCATTTAATTTATTTTTATCAAGCTTAATTGAGGTTTCTTCGTAACATTCCCTCACAACAGTGTCATTAATTGAAAAATCCTCAATATCCATACTGTTGTTTGATTTTTTCACGTAATTTTTACCTGAAATATAGCCTCCTTTTGGAAAACCATATCTATCGATTGGTGCTAATTCATCAGCTCTTCTTTTAAAATTAAATTTACTCACCTTAACTTCGGGTATAGCTACCCATCTAGGCTTACCAGAAATAAAACCTTTTTTAGATGAATTTTTAAGGTCGCTAAACGTAACATGTTTAATAAATCTAGGATTAAAGGTCTCAAGTTCTTTACAAACCTTAGTAAACTTCTTTTTTGCTTTATCAACATCAGCTTTATTATTGATATCACCTGGAAATAAGAAGGCGTCTTGTATATTTTCACCTTCAGATGTTTTGAAATGCTTTACATGAGAACTTTCTGATAGGTAAGCTGTTTCTTGGCCTAAAAGGAAAATAGGACCTGTCTTATCTTTATAATAAACGATTACTATACCACCGTTTGCGTCAACACCCTTTATTGTTTTACCACTCATACCCCTACTAAAAGGGATGATGTTTTTCTACAATTACTTAACTTTATACCTAAAATTAGCTCATCATATTTCTTCTTTGATTTTAGAATGGCCTCATTTAAAGTATTACCGGCCGGCGAACGATATTTATACACATCTTCATTAGTGTAACAAGGAATTATACAAGTATCTTTATTATTAGGACCTGTGCGAATACCTATAAACCAACTGTTTGGCTTATCATTAGATGGATTATCTTCTGGTAAAAATGTGTTTGAATAATGAATGTCGGTCCAGCTGTATTTGGCCATTATTTTATAAATAGGCTCCATTGATTAGTTAATTTATAGAATTAATTACTTAAATAGGTTTACAACCAATCGGTTTAAAAACATTTAAATATGAGGATACAGCAGATGACCAAAATACTTTCCTTCGATATGGGTATAAGAAACTTAGCTTATTGTGTAGTGGATATTAGTGGGTCGTCTTTTGTAATCTTAGACTGGGATAATTACGACCTATTAGCAGGAAGTGATTCACAAACAGCTAGTAGGTGTGTTTGTAGTGGTCCACCAAGCTGGTTAGATAATAGTAGTTCAATTTGGTGTAAAAAATGCGTAAAGGCTGGTAAGACTTCATTGAAAGGATTACCAAATGATATTAAATTTAATATAAAATCATTAAAAGAATTCTGTGAAAAATCTGGATGGGCTATACCTAAAAAACCTAAAAAAGACGATTATATGGATTTAATCAAAAAAGCTTATCTACTTCCTTACATTAAGCCAAAAGGAACCATGAAAACTGACCTGGGTATTTTATTAGTTGCAATTGAAAAATTTCTTGATAGTCGACTTGTTAAATTTTCAGAGGTCTCAATCATTCGTATAGAAAATCAACCTGTTTTTGATGCACCAACAATGAAATCTGTTCAAATCATTCTTTATACACTCTTGACATATCGTTTACGTAAAGAACACAATTGGACTGGAGAGATTGTCTTTGTTCATGCTTCTAAAAAAACTGAGGAAGCTCAAGAAGTTGTTGATAAAGCTGGTGGTGATTATAAAGCAAGAAAGGATACTGCAGAATTATTAACATTGGAAAAACTCAAAGGTTCAGAACACAGGGTCTGGTTAGATTATTTTAATTCAAAGAAGAAAAAATCTGATTTAGCCGATGCATTTTTAATGTGTCTGCGTTTAGTCAAATAAAATCACCTAAACCCCCTATGTAAGACGAATATAATAGCATGAGTAGTCCCGGCACTATCCCTCTTGCAGACTTACAGAATTTTGCGTCAAATATGAATAATCTTGATGACATCATCAGCCTTGATGTATCTGACATTGGCTCATCTAGCAACAACATTAGAAATATCGATATGGATTTGTTAGGTAATCAGAGTAGAGTTTCACCAAGTCCTAAAACGCCTGTTGTAGCGAATCCTTATAATTCTTCGGGTGCTACAGTTAATCTTACCAGTGCACCATCATCCCCTCCAAAGACGAGTTTCATTTCAGACAGTATCGATTTTGTAAATATTGAAGATACTCAAAGAACAGTTTCTATAAATCCACCCAGTGGTATTGGTGCAGACACGATACGTATAAATCGTTTTAAGGATGAACCCTCATTAAACTTACAATCTGAAGCAGTTTCTTCTACTGATGTTGAATCTGCTAGTCTTGATAATGTACCTGTATCAACGAGTAAATTAAGCCCAGAACAAGAAGCCACAGAGAAGTCTGCATACATTAATAAGATTCGCAGATTGGCTACGAAAGGAATTGAAGGTAATCGCATGACGATGGTCAATTCATTGGATGAAATTAAAGCGGAATACGCCCGCCTTGTTGACAGTCGTAATCTTGAATCAAGTATTAAGTTTCAACGTAACGCCTTACTAACATGTGCTACCGGTCTGGAATTCCTAAATCAGAAGTTTAATCCTCTTGATGTGAATCTAGACGGATGGTCTGAATCAATTAATGAAAATCAGGATGATTTCGATGAGATATTTGAGGAACTTTACGACAAGTATAAGGATAGAACAAAGGTTGCACCAGAAATCCGTCTAGTAATGACTTTAGGCATCAGCGCTGCTATGTGCCACGTTACAAATACATTCTTCAAGTCAAAAATGCCTGGTATGGACGATATATTAAAGCGCAATCCTGACTTGGCTCGCCAATTTGCCCAGGCGGCCGCAGGCCAAGCGGTCGGTCCTGGATTTGCTAACTTTGTTAGTATGGGAATGCCTCAGGGAAATCAAAACCAGCAAAATCAACAAATGAGACAACCTGAACCAGAGGCGTTTGTACAACAGAATAATTCAGAAAGTTGGCAACCCCAGCGTGATAAGACTCCATCGCCAGCTGTTCAAACAGCTAGACGGGAAATGCGCGGACCTTCAGGCGTGGAAGACATTTTGAAGGCTTTTGAATCAGAGGATATGGGGCCTCCACAAGTAAGCTTCACACCTCCTCCAAGACCTGATTTTGACGATAATCAGAGTATTTATACATCAACAACAATGAATGGTTCAGAAGTTAATGGGCGTAAATCTGGTGCACGTGGCGGAAAACGTAAGAGTACTGGACAACCTGTTGGCGCTACAATTGATTTACGCGTCTAAAAATTAGGTATTTTTATAAGTTTATAATATTTATACTATAAACTCATAAGCTCGGTATGATAGTATCTGACGGTAAGTTGTTGAGTATTTAACGATATATTTATATAGTTTAATGAGTTGTCATTTTTGGGTTGTTTTCAACATGGTTAGGTTCTGAGCTGTGTACAGCGTGCTCCATATGTTGTAAAGATGCTTCTTCTTCATGAGATTTAGTCTCATCTTTTTTTTGGAGTTTCTTCATATTATTTTCATAAGACTGTTCTTGTTCTTTTTTCTTTTCATCATCCGTCGTTCTCCAACCAGGAATCAAACACATTACATGATTTTCGTTTGCTATAAACCAAAGTGTAGCTAATAATCCTAATGAACACCAAAATGCTACTGCAATATTTCTTGTTGCAATAAAAAGTACAGCGAATAAAATAAACGGGCGTAAATAAGGTCTAGAAAGAAATGCTTCTTGTTGTTTTGTAAGCTCCATAGGCAAATATCTACCACTTAAGTTCAAAAACAGATATAATATACCTATTATATAAGGGTTTGAATTTAACGATAACACAAATGAGCTAACCGGATCCAACGGCGGGGGTACAAAACCGGCGCTACTCGGTTGAGAAGGATTTACATGATGCGATGCATGTGCTGACGCGTGTGTTAAAGCCGGAGCATTACCACCAACAATCTCAAAAAAAGATTGCCTCTTTGCCTTTCTTGGCATATCCTATTTTAAACAATGTTTTGATTTTAGCAGACCTAAAATTTTATATTAGATACTAAATGAATATCTGCAATCCAGAAAAATACGATTAAAAATAATAATAATGTGACAGGAATACTATAAGCAGATATAAAAATAAGTAAAAGTCCTAATAATATACGAAATATTGGCTCACGGGAATAAGCGCGTAAAGTTTCGTCGTAATGTTGTTCGAAGGGAAAGGTTAACCAAACAACAACCCAACCAAGTAATAATATTGTTGAAATTTCAATAATTCTATGACCTGACATAAGTGTCTCTGCTTTTTATTTATAAAATTACCGTCAAATATTTAATTTAAGTATTTGATGTAGTTACTCTTAACTTTATATAAAACATATGACTGTTTTATTAATTTTACTAAATTATTCATGCCTGAACAGGATATGTAGAAACCTCTTTTTCTTGAATAGCTATAGGTTTCTCCATTAATACTTTTTCAACAAACCATTTTTTGTTATTTGTAACCCAGTCAATTGCTCCAGAAGGTACCATAAATCCTTCCTTTATTCCGGATATATCATTCTTGTCATTCACACCCTTAAACCCGGGATTGCTTACTTTTGTTGTTTTAACTATAGTCTTTTTGATTGGTTTTTTTGGCATTATGCGTAACAAGTTCACCAGGAAAAATGCAACTGCAAAGGCTATTGGAATTAGATTCATAGAAGCCAAACCGGCACATAGTAACATACCTACAAAAAACACTATTGGATTTGATAATATCGAATGATACTCCTGAGGTACCATCTCAATTGTAGAACCAAGAATAATAAGCAATATAGCGATAATTATATCAAGCTTGATAGGTGGACTTAAGTTAATAGTTGGCTGTCCGGCTGCTTGCATGTTCCCTGAAAAAGACAGCTTTTATTATCTAAGATAAACTATATTCCAGTGATTGGATTTCTATAATTATCCATAATCGTTCGTGGGTCGAAAGAATCGGGTACTGGTATCGAATTACCATAAACACGAGTTGTGAAATCAGCTATGATTTTTAAACTTTTCAGTGTATTACTTTTCATATATACTAATACTGTTCTATAAGCAATTGCTACTTCATCGTCAGTAGGTAATTTTTCACTATTTATTAAATTAGTTATAGTATATTGATTTGAATCAAAACCTTCCTCCTTGTATTTTTGAGGCATGTAAACTAAATACCAGAAATTAATCGATATCAATAAAACTCCAATACACAGTACAAGGCTCGGTAACCAATTAGGTACATCCATATCTAATATTCAAGGGTCTATATTTTAGTTAATTTTATCCCGGATCGGTTAAGTCATCAAAATGAAAACTGTTAATAAAATAGGGTTAATTCTTCCAGGAACGGAAGATGTCATATTGTACATTGGAAGAAGCGTTTCAAACAAGTATATCAGACTCAGTTTTACCACCATCAAGACAACAGTTTGAAGAACCAGGTAAAGGTGAAAAAGGACGTATGAAACCAAGAAAGCATAAACGATCCCCACTTCCCCCTCAGGAACCTAGTATAATAGAACCAGATAGAGCTGCCCGTAATTACAAACAACCAGAAGAACTCTTAGGTGAGCAACCTAAAAACGATACATCGACTAGTATTTCTTCATATTTGGTCGGTGTGAATGACCCAAATGAAGACTATTTCCCTTATCCAAATGGTGGAAATGATGAGCATGGGTTTGATAAATCATTTATGCTTGAACCAAATTGGACTGACCAGTTTATTGATAGAGTACCAAGTCCTAAAACGGAAACTCCACCCTTTCCCGGCGCTTCAGTTGATGGTTATTCCACACTTTATAGAAACATACCGCCACCACAATCTAAAAGTGATGAAAAGCGCGGAATGGTTGAACCTGAACAAATTAATAGTCAACATAATCCAACAACAATAATGGGTGCTGCTGCTAGTATGACACCTGAATTACAAAAACGCATTGATGATATTTTTACTAAGATTGATGCACTAGAGGTAGCGCGTTCTGAATCAAATCATTCCGAAATTATATTATTTGTTATGACAGGAATATTTGTACTGTTAATGTTAGATTTATTATTGAAACAAGGATGTAAGGCTTTAGGAAATATCGTATCTGCTTCTGCTGTATCAACACAACATGGTGGTTATAATCATCCGTTTTTTATATAGAACTATCTAGTTAATTCAAGTCAAATATTAAAATTTTTAAAATAAAATTAAGTTTCGAATATAGTTAATTATAAAATTTATAGGATTTTTATAATTAAATATGTGTAATTTTTTATATAAAGGTAACCTTTTTAACATTAGAATCTTGCTCTTTTTGAGGTGAAAAATATTGCTGTGTAGTCTTTTTAATAACTGATTTAGGTACAGAAGCTTCTATAATAGCATTTCGCGCCTTCTCATCATCGCCAATCGCATTTCTCATAGTTTGAACAATCGGATTTCGTTCTTCGCGATATTGTTCATCGTGTTTCTTCCAAGAAATAAATAATAAATTAGGGTGAAAATACTGCACCTCAAATTTAGAATTACGTAAATTCCATGCCAGATATAAAATACAATCACGTGTACTAAATCTAGGAACTCCAATCACAAATTCGGGCACAACAAATAATAGAGACTTGTCGTTATTTGGCATACGCGAATTAATCCTAATTTTATTATGAACAGATTCGAGTATGCTGTTATATGTTTTAAGTTTTAACTGGTCTCTTTTTTCTTGTTCTGAATAGAGTGTTGAAGGGTCTAATTTTGGAGGACTTGAGCCCGTATTTTCGCTCATTAGTTCGTTGTTAGATTTTGTTATTGAGAGATTACCGCTTAAAAGCCGAATGATAAAATCTAATAATGCTAATTCCTAGACATTTGGTATTTGCTGGTGGAGGACCGCGATGTCTGGCATTTTTGGGTTCAATAGAAGTTCTTAAAAAAAGAAATATGCTCCACAAGGTTTCAGATTACTGGGGTAATTCTGCCGGTGCCTTATTAGCAACATGTTTATCTCTTAAAACACCCTTACCTAAATTGAAAACAGTATTTGAAGAATTAGATTTCGCCAGATTTCGGGATATAGATTTATCAAATATTGTGTCTTTTAGTGAGAAATGGGGACTTGATTCGGGTGAAGCCTTTACAAAAGAGATGCAAAAGCTACTGGAAGATATTAAACCTGGAGCTTCTCAATATACCTTACAAGAGATTCCTGGACTACATATTGTTACTGCAGACTTGACCGATACTAAAATGGTAATTCTAGATGCTAAAACATTTCCTACACTGAAATTGGTAGATGCACTTAGAGCCTCAACATCTATACCATTCTTTTATAGACCTTTTCGCAATCCCATAAATAACCACTTATTAGTTGATGGCGCCATAGGAATGAATTTTCCATGGGATTTATTACCGTCAGATGATGAAAGAAAATCAGCATTAGGATTTAATTTTAAAATATATGATATATCAAGTGAGCCGAAATCTTTGAGTGAGTTTATTCCCAAGATTCTGAACTTTAGAGAATCTTGTAGAAAACTTGGCTCTAAAAATATAGTCTTAGAGTCAAATATTATTAATTTTCATATTCGCGGATATCCTGCATGGCATTTAGCAGTTAAAAAAAAAGATAGAGAAGAACTATTTTCTATAGGAACGAAAACAACTGAAGAATGGTTCACTTTACATTTTCCTGGAGGAATGAAAGAAACGCGTCCTGTGTGCGTTGACCAGAATACTCAACTACCTGGTCACCATTCTTCAAAACAATTGTTGGGAAACCGCGAATATTCACGCCAGTTGCCATCTCAGGTTGTGTCTCAGGATTCACCATCTTTATATTTACCACCTTGCCGGAGATGGTCTGTGTAGAACCTAGCTTCGCAAACTCAGGTTTAGCAGTTTGGCAATGTCCACACCAATCAGCATAATACATTGTAAATGTACGAGTATTTTGATTATCAAATCCCTCCTCTTTCTTCACAGAAAAGGAAAGATATAGGCGATAGGCGACCCAAACTAAAACAAGTAAAATACCGACATATAAGGCAATTTCAACAGGAGTAGGTGAAGCCATTATTTCTATAAATAGAGTAATAATTTATTAGATTTAAGTGAGCGCAAACCAGCCCATTTTTATTATAAAAATGATACAATATATATTATATTTGAAATATTCAATTATAAGATATGTGGTTGTTACGTAATGGAGTCAACATCCGGGTAGATTTAGAAGAAGACCCATGCTGGAACAAACAAGATATTTGGAAGGCGCGAAATCTTTGGGCAAGATTCAAAACTATGGGTTATTCAAATAGAGATTGTTCCACCTATGCATCAGCATCTGTATGGAAGACTAAATGGAATGGAATGCAATATAGTCAAACAATTGAAAAATCACTAGAAAATATGTCTTTAGATATTGTTGCGCAGATTCCTATTGCGCCTTAATGTTTCACGTGCAACTAATTTTTTAGCACGACAAGTTTTTGTCGCCTTAGTTTTAGCTTTACCACAACCTGATGAAAATAGACTAACCTCCTTACATAATCCATTAAATGAATTGTATGGTGTTTCCTCCATCATTGTTTTACAAACAATTTTTTGAATATTAAACAACCATTCTAATACGGCCTTTTTTCCCTTATTTACTGGAGCTAATCCATATTGATTTTCGCCCTTAATCCAGGCATTTCGCCATGGTTCATAGGGAAAGACTGTTTTAATTAAATTCCACCATTCTTGAACATATGGTATTCTTTCATTATATTTCATAGTATTATATTCATTTCGTAATTCGGGTGTATCTAAAATTAGGGGTGCATCAACAATAGGTGTTGAAGAAAGATGCTTAGATGGAGTTGTGTTAGCGATTGAAAATAAGAAATCCCAGCCCAGTATTGTCGATGAAGCACATGGACTTTCTGACCATTTCATATAATCACTTTGGACCTTTTCAAATGTTGGATTTGGTTCTTTTAAAAGTTTTTGTGAACGCAGTTTCTCATTGACATCGTTATGAATATCATACAACCATCGATTCATTTTACTGTACGAATTCGGTAAAGGTCTGTTTTTATAGTATTTTGTCAATGATTGCCTACAAAATTTACAGGGAAGAACAAAAGGCAAAAGTTGATAGAATTTTTTAATATTTGTAAAGTCGCGACCTTTCAATGGTGTTGTTACAGAAAGATGGAATAATCTCCACCCACTAGGTCCCCAGAAACGCGTATCCATTCCCTATTTATGACGCAGGTTTTAAAGACTGTGTCTATATTAAAGACAAACTATGTCTTCATGGGTTTGTTATTGTCTATTACGCGAAGATTCGGGAGCAACCTATATTGGTGCCACAATCGATATGGCTCATCGAATTAGACAACATAATTGTGAAATAAAAGGAGGGGCTAAATTCACAAGTGCAGCCGTTAAAAATGGACATACTTGGATACTTTTATGTACTGTTGGAAGATTTCCTGATATGCAGACAGCTTTGCAGTTTGAATGGATGTGGAAACATGTTACGCGTACTAGTTATATGAAACAACCTGTAATTTTACGCAGAGTCAAGGCTCTTATTCAATTGATTAATTCTGAAAGGTCTTCGTCGAAATCCCGTCCTTATACTGACTTTGAACCCTTGAAAATTATAGTGTATAATCCATCACCACAAACAGAACCTTTTTTTACGACCGAATACATACGTGCCTCAGCTGTATTATGCGAAGTTAATAATGCTGATTATGACCACCGTATTTCTACTATTGGTGGCGTTTTGACCGACGGGTCTTCTTAGAACGTTTTAACTTCTTTGTTCCACCCCTTACCTTTCTTGGATTCCAAGGTCCATTTGCCTGTTTTAAACCTCTTGATTTTCTTATTCTTTCAGCATTTTGTCTCATAGAATTAGTGACCTTTTTAACATCTGGTGTTTTTACTAGACCCGCAAACGCTTGTTGTCTTGGCTTTTGAAGAGATTTAGCTCTAATTGCATTTAAATTATTTATTGTTTTGTTTTCTCCTAAATTTTTAAATACATTAACTACTGCGTCACTTGGCGGGATTCCTAATGTTCTTGCTAAATTATCATAACCTAGATATTCAGGTTTACCGACTAAAGAAATTGTAGCATCCAACAAATCATGGTCTTCACGAATATTTAAATCTGGTAGTTTATGCAACAGATTTGTATCTAGTTTTGCCTTAGGTACTCCTATTCTTTTAACAACTGAATTAAAAGCACTGGAGGCAGGTGAAGTAACAGCTGTTACAGCAATATTAGCAGCTGGAGCCTCACTGGTTAGACCAAGCGCTTCTAAGGCTAATCTTAACTCTTCATCTGTTAAACCTTCTGGTTTATCATTTAAAATTTTTAACCCAAACTCATAAGTTTTGTTTGATTTTTTAGGTACCACCTTTATATGTATAAAGGGTTCTTCTGATTCGGTATTAATTGAAGTCGGTTCTGTAACTGTATCTGATTTGTCTATTTTAGGGTCTAAGACCCATGATTGATTAGAATTATTTCTTTTTTCAGGTTTATATAACGTATAAAATTTACCTTTAGGGATATTTTTTAATATCTTTCTTACTGTTTCAAAAGCGGGTGTGTTAGTATCAATATCCAGGTCCGAATTGACATCTTTATCAAGCTGTTTTATACAGGTTTTCATTTTAGATTTAAGAGTATCTATAAGTCCTTCTTCAACTATGCCATTGGAACATTCTTTTGTCTCTTGACTTTCAGAATTTGGCTCATCGTCTATCTTTAACCCAAACTCATAATCTACTGGATTTTTGTCGGTATTTTTAATAGATGGTTTTATCTTTATAAATGGTTCTTCTGGTAGCGGGTCCAAAACCCAAGACTTCTTATTAGGTGCACTATTATTTCTAGATAACAAATTATTATCAACAGACATTATTTTACTAGGTCTATATAGTTTGTAGTTCTTTCCTTTTGGGATATTCTCTAATATCTTACGAGTTGGTTTAAAATTATCTGTATCCATATCAAAATCCAAATCTGATTTGGCGTGTTTATCAAATTGTTTTATACAGGATTTCATTTTGGATTTTAAAGTATCTATAAATCCTTCTTCAACTATTCCATTGGAACATTCTTTTGTCTTTTGAGTTTCAGAATTTGTCTCGTCGTCTATCTTTAACCCAAACTCATAATCTACTGGATTTTTATCACCATTTTTAATAGATGGTTTTATCTTTATAAATGGTTCTTCTGGTAACGGGTCCAAAACCCAAGATTTCTTATTAGGTGCACTATTATTTCTAGATAACAAATTATTATCAACAGACATTATTTTACTAGGTCTATATAGTTTGTAGTTCTTTCCTTTTGGTATATTCTCTAATATCTTACGAGTTGGAGCAAATTCGCTAGCATCCATATCAAAATCCAAATCTGATTTGGCGTCCTTATCTAATTGTTTTATACAGGATTTCATTTTGGATTTAAGAGTATCTATAAACCCTTCTTCAACTATACCATTTGAACATAGATGCGTATCATATATATTTTTAAATGGTTTGTCACTTGTCTGTAAACCAAAATCATAATCTGTTTTATGTCTAATACCATCTTTCTTTAGAGTAGGTTTTACGTTAATATATTGTAATTTTGGCTTAGGGTCTAAAATCCAAGTCTCATGTGCCCTTTTGTTATTATTTATGATTTTTTTAGAAGGTTTTAATAATTTATAATATGTTCCTATAGGAATAGCTTCTAGAACTTTTCTTGTTGGTTCGAAATCAATATCATCCTTGTCATACTTTAATCCTGAATTGACGTTACCGTTAATTTTATTAACACAAGTAGCCATTTTCGAAAGAACATTATCTATAAATGATTTATCTACAATTCCAGTATAACATATATTTTCGTCTTTGCTATCCCTTGTAAAGTCTTGTAATAAGCCTATTGACCTATTTAATTCATGCTTAACAGCTAATATATGTTTCTGAATATTTGTCTGAGACATATCTCCCTATAATTGTGTATGATATTAGTTAAATAATAACAATTTTATTTCATAATATAACTAAATAGAAAATTACATTGCATGGTGTGTATTTTGTATTGTAGAGTTAAGTACTATCTTTTAAAAAAATAACGCTTAACTTTGATAAAAATGTTATTATAAACCAAACTGAGATGTTGAAGCTAACATTGGACGAACCTTGGTATTAGGTTCAGAAGATGACGCCTTACATTGAATTCTAGGTTCGGGGCAAGGTTCTACCATGACTTGTGGACACGCAGGACATGGTTTAGGTTCAGGACAATTTACCGTAGGACATCTCGGGCGGGGGCATGGTGGGCACTCACCAATCTTGCATGGCTTTGAACATGTACTAATACATGGTGGGCATTTAGGTACAGACGCTTTTAGAACATACTTTGACATATCGGGCTGTGAAGGGCATTCGGTTTTTAGCATATATCTTGACATATCAGGAAGAGCTGGGCATGGTGGAACAGTTGACCGCAATACATATTTTGATAAATCTTGTACAGGATAAGATGCCGGGGGTGCTGCTTTGTTCATTGAATTAGGTCCATCATCATCAAATGAATATTCATTATCAAAAGACTTACGTTCCATTTGACCCAATGAACGACTGTCGTCTGAATATTCGTTCTTTCTGCAAGCACACTTTGGTTTTGACATTCCACATCCACCGCAAGTTTTCGGCTTAGGTTTGGGCTTAGGTTTGCATTCACAATCCTTTTTAGGTTTATCACATACCTTACAAGGACAGCCACATTTTGGTTTTTGTTGATTACACACATTGCATGGTGTGCCAAAATTGGAGAATCCTTCATTTGTACGTTTTGAAAATCGCGCTAAATAATAGCCACCTAAAAAGGCGATTAATGCGACAAGCATAAACGCGGATAGCGTATAAGAAAACCCAGTTGAGTTCTTCATCCCTACACACTATAAACAAATGATTTTTAACACAAAAGACATTGCGGTAAAAATTATCTATTTTGAATATCTAACGTATTATACTATTACGTTAAGCTTTACATGGTATGTTTGGGTGAGCAATTGGAGGAGGAATGTATGCTGAAGTTGTACAAGTTTTATTAATTTTAGGATGTTGCATATGAGACATATCTGGTGCTGGACATCCAAACATCTCGGGATAAAAGTCTCCCCACGTGTGTCCCAGTCTTGAACAGACCATCTTATAGTTTCCCTTCCAAGAATATTCTGGTCCCACTTCTTGTTCTGGATTCGTAATACATCCGAACTCTCTTGGTTCACCTAAACCAGCCGATTTAATTTGAGAACAGAGAAACTGAACCGTCTTTTTATAATCAAGAGTACCTGCGCTTTTTGATTCAAATGAAGCACCTGAACCACGCGCCTTTATCTGTTCTCTAGTCATTTCAAAACCTGGACGTTTATTATAGTCATTTGACGCTAGAGGTTTTGCGGATTTTTCTGGTTCTTCCTTTTTATTAAGGTCTTTATTATTCATTATTAAACTACTATCTGATACATTTGGCTCTCTATATTTTTGTTTGGAATCATATGCCGATTCGGGTATAGCTTTTGACGCAGTTATTCTACGTGAATTATATGACTCCAATTGTTGTTTTAATATACGTAACTCTAAAAATTTTGATTTTAAGTCTGTCTTTTTAAGAAGACCCGATTCAATTTCGTTTGAAATTGTATTCAAACGTTCTGTAATTCTACGCTGAATTGTCACATTTGGGTCATATCCTATATCGATTTGTAAATCCCACGATAAGTCCCGTAAGGAGGAACGAAGATTATTTATCATATTCTGATATTTTCTTGGTAATTTCTGATTTATTTCAACCTTTTCGCTCTTAAATTCCTCATTTTGGTCTTCTTTATCTTCATTTATAAAATTACTAAATCCTTCCTTCTTTTGAGATTTTGCAGATTTTACAACATGAGTTATATCTTTTGTATTATAAGCTTTAACAGAATTATCGTCATCAATATCATCATCATCATCGTCTGAATCAGTTTTATTTATTTTATAACATTTCAAATAAGGCATTTGATTAACTTTTTTAGAATTACCTTTTGACCTTTTAGCAGAATTATCTATATCGGTTTTCTTTTGAAATCCATTTAATTTATTATTGATATCTATTAGTTCATCATCATTATCATATGTAAATAAATTATCATAATCATTATCATCATAATCTTCGTCTGTGTTTTTACTATTTTTAAATCCTTCACATGTCTTTTTATCAGACTGCGCACGTTTTAATTTAGGTAAAGGTGTTAATTTTGATGTAGGATTTTCAACATCTATTAAGAACTTTAATAAATCTTTCTTTTGAACAGGTATATCATCTGGCTTCATATCATTCTTAGTAACCTTATTGTGTATTTCTTTAAAATCTAGTTGAATTTTTTCTAAAATTAATGCTCTTTGTTTAAAATCCGCTGATTCCGACCTTAAATCATCAATGCGCTTTTTTTCTTTTTGAGCACGTTCAATTGCAAATTCTAAATCTTTCAAACTTGCTACACCCTTACCCTTAATCATAGGCTTTGTAAGTATAGTTGCTGTCTTCTTATTAATCTTTTTGTATGTAGTTTCATCGGAATGTATGTATCTAATTGCTTTATTATATTTTTCTCTTTCACTTGTAATAAAATCTAGTTTATCCACAATTTTACCTGTATCAATTTGAGCTTGTAATTTTATTAAATATGGTGCCGATTTAGTGTGAAGAACCTGAAATTCGGAATTCTTATATATATTTATTATGAATTTATCATACAAATCATTATAGGCTTTAATAGTATCTATTAATGATGCTATATCTTTGTATGATGCCAAGCCATCTATAGGGTCTTCACTTACTGAGCCGGGCATGCTATTTGGTACAGTGCTATTACCCTCTGGTTTTGGTAAACTTGCAATTTTCTTTGATGGCGCATTTACAAATCCTTCAACACTTATTAAAAAGTGGCTGTATTTAATTATCAAAATTAGGATTAATATTAATATTCCTACCAAGAGAAAAATTGTTTGTCTATCCATTGGTGTCCCCTGTGATTACTTGAGATAACATATCCAATAAAAATTTTAGTTATTGCTACATAAATAAGAATTATTTTCATTGAAAAAATTTCTTAATACTGATTACACGCTTATGGAACAACACAACCCCAGCATGGAATTTGGTCCTTGCGAATGTATAATGACATATCAGGCATCGGGGGGCATTTTTTACTTTTTTTAGACTTTTTCTTCTTTTTAGTAATTTTTGGCTCATTCATCGAGTCTGTTTTTTCCAGCATAGAACCCTGCATATCAGAAATTGTGTAGGGTTTTCCAGATAAAGAATTACCAGTACTGTCGTTTGAGGACACTGCAGGAATAATAGTATTACGCTCGTTAAGAATAGATGAAGCGCGCTCTAAATTGTTAGGTGGCAATAATACTGTTTGTGTCTGTTTAAAATTATTTGGATTTATAACTGGTGGTAATGTTTGCGGACTTGATGCTGATAAAGTTAATGAATCTGATGGTTGAGGACTATTTTTAATATCGGGTATTGTTTGTAGCTGTGTGGTATTTATTGTTGTAGGAATGGTTGGCTTAGCAAATATTGGTGATGGATTATACTTTTTTATATAGTCGCCATTGCCTAAATCCGGGGTTTCAATTGCTGAAAATATTTTGGACAGTTTTGGTTGTAAAATATCTGTTTGATTTACATTTGATGAAAAATTTTCAAATGTATTTATTCTAATAGCCTTCAATATATATAATAATAATCCAATAATACCTATTATAATAAATAAAGTAGTACCTGGATTCATGGTCTCCTGATGACTTAATATAAAATTGAGTGGGAATTTTCTCTTTTATTATAGTTAAATTATGCCATATGATTTACGGTATCTATACGACGACAATATAGAGGTAGGTGTTGATGAAGCTGGTCGCGGATGTCTATTTGGTCGTCTATATGTTGGGGCAGTAGTACTTCCCGCTGAACTAGATTGTTTCTTTGATAATGGTCAAACTTTAATGGAAATTAAAGATTCCAAGAAACTTAGTGAACGCAAACGGAATATATTGTATGACTATGTTAAAGAATGTGCTGTAGATTATTCTGTTGCGTATTGTTCAAATAAGCAAATTGATGAGGAAAATGTTTTACAAGCCGATTTGAATACTATGCATAGAGCTCTAGAAGGACTTAATGTTCCTATTCAACGAATTCTTGTAGATGGTGATTGTTGGAAACCATGGGCTAATAATGAAGACATTGAAGTACATAAGATTGTTGAAGGTGATTCAAAATTTCTTGCTATTGCTGCTGCCTCTATTTTGGCAAAAGTTGAACGTGATAGATGGGTATTATCCGTATGTGATGAAAATCCTGATTATGATGCTCATTATGGGTTACGTTCTAATAAGGGTTATGGTACAGCAAAACATATGAGTGGATTGAAAGAATATGGTGTAACACCATATCACAGAATGTCATACGCGCCTTGTTCAGGTGGTAAAAAGAAGAATACTGTTGAATGGATGGGTAATTAATTAGTTGCTATTTTTATAATAATTATAAATATAGAAAAAAATTTTTACATTATGACACACTTAAAACATGGAGAGGAATCCGCCGTCCTTCTTGTCCTTTTTATCCTTCATGTCCTTCTTGTCCTTGCGACTGCCACCTGACTTGCGACTGGCCTTGCGACTGGCCTTGCGGTCCTTCTTGTCCTTGCGACTACCACCATTCTTCTTATTCTTGCGTGTCATACCCATACCATTGAGAGCAGCATCCGCAACTGAGCCAGCTGCCTTAGCAATAGCACTAAGTGTTGAAGGAGTAACAGCAGATTTGATGTTGAATTTTCTGCCAACCATTGGGCCAACATTAGCATTCATAGCATTTGTAGCGCCACCAACAGCTGAGTTAACCTTTTTGGGGTCAACCTTCTTTACGTTATTAGCTACGTAAGTAGCAGCCTTACCAACATTCTTTACACCCTCAACAATGGCATCTGACGCATCACGTGCTGCACCTGAGAGCTTCTTGATTTGTCTGGCAACCTCCTCTACAACGTTACGAGCACCGCCAACAATCAAACTCTTGGGCATATTACTGATAAGCGCCGCGTTGGCACCACCAACTACTGGCTTGAGGGCCTCGGCCGCGCCGGGGGCGTTAGCCTTTACCGCATCCGCAGCAACGTTGGCAATAACAGGCGCCTTGTTCTTAAGATTTAATGAAGCATCAGAAAGTTGCTTAGAAACAACATTGAGAGCGTTAGCTACACTCTTGGCATTCGCTACGGCATTCTTAAGCGTCTTACCAGTTGAGGTAATAGCAGCGGGACTAGGTGTTACATTAACCTTTACACTACTGTTCTTATTAGAGGGACCAAGACCTACAGCAGAGAATATACCTTCCATCTTTCTTTATATTCTTTGTCCAGAAAAAATTATTGATAATTTATGAAAATATACTAGATTAGGATATTAGAATTTAAATGATGAACGCATAAAAATCCGGAAGCAATAGTTGTAAAAATTGGTCGGACGCATTTTATTCATTATTTATTTTCATATGTACCAAATAATTTATCCCATAATGAAAATCTTTTCGAAAAATTACTTAAATGATTTATATGATGCTGATTATGGTCTTTATTTGTTAATTCTATACCTAAAAATCGGGGTATCCAAATACATTGAGGAAAGGAACTTGTTTTCTGTATCTTACCTGAATGACCTCCAATTTCAACTAATGATTTATAAACAAATTGTATAGTGAACTGATATTTTGACATAGGGATTAAATAGGAACTCAATAACATTGGTAACATATTCGTAATTAAATAATCACTAGCATTATGACTATAAGATGTATTTACATCAATCAAATTATGAATGTGGTGTTTTTTATGAACGATTCTGTACAAGATTGGTGACATGTGAACAATGCGATGTGCCCAATAATGTCCAAAATCCAGAATTAGCTCAAAAATAAATGATTTTGGAATAAAATATAGTATATCTTTACTCATGTGAATCTTTTCTGATGATAAATTATTGATAATTAAATAATAAGTAGCACTGTTAACAGCAGTTGTTTTTACGTAATTCACAAGATTAAAGTTATCTGATCTTTCTCCTTCTGTATAAAATTGTTTATCTTTATTTAAATAATTAATACCATATGTTAAAATTAACATTTGAAACATTGTCGCTATAGAACACGTAAGATATGAAAACATATAATAATTCAAAAATACGTATTGAATATGAGATAATAGAACCAAACTTCCATTAATTATAATAAAATATTTCAACGAACTTGTAGATACCATAATGTATGAAAGTATAATATTTACTTATAATATTAATTAATTTTAAATGGGTAGTAATTTTGACTTATTGTCGGGTTATAAAATAGTCACATAGAGCGCCGTCTAATGCTTCACCCATTTCCTTATCATTATCTGTAAAATGACCTTCGCCATGAGCAACGCGACAGAATACATTCTTCCATTCAAAATCGCGTAGGCGTTTAGCATATTTCAAAGGCATGTATATTCCTACTTCTGTGTCATTTGTACCTCCTGTTAGTAAAATTACGGGATTGATTGCAGTTTTAATTATATTTTCATAGGGTGAAATTTTAACAATTTCAACAAAATCAAGCGGGTTATTATAAGTTAATCCGAATTCTTCGGTTTCTGCCTCAGTCTGTGGTTCCTTAAGATTTGAGGTTGTACGTAAAACATCGGTATATGGTTTGGCCGCATAAACTACTGTAATTTTATCTAATAATTGTAAACACGCAGCTGTAACTAAAAAACCACCTGCAGAACGACCGTATATAACTGTATTTTTGCTATTAAAACCAAAGTGCGATTGTATGTAATTTACACCATTGACAAAGTCAGATATACCAACATGGCGTCTTTTTGCAGTTCTAGACGCATCCCACCATTGGTCGCCGTTTTCTCCACCACCACGAACACATAGAGTGACTACCATAAAGTTCTGCTGTAGCCATGGTAACCAAAGGCGCGATTGAAGTTTTTTAGTTGACATTCCATATGAACCGTATCCGCAAATTACAACAGCCTTAGGGTTTGGACTTGATTGAACAGCAAACCATGGTACAGGATTACTACCGTATTTTATTTCATATGTTGGACCATCAAGCGTATTTTCTATGGTCAATAAATGTGGTAAATCCATGGATGCAACAGCATCTGGTTTATTCGGATATCCGATAATTAGCTTATTGAGAACTAAACTGAATTTAATTTCACATATTGTTTCTTTAGGACTTAGTAAATGCCACCCTGTTTTGTTATAAGACCAAAGTGTATGAAATGTATCCTTCGTAAATATAAATACATAGGAATTCTTAGATTGTTTGGCATCGACCAGTTTCCAATCATCTGGATAGCTGATATTTTCTGAATCTATTACTATTTGCGAATCAAAGGCAATTGTCGTCTTATTTATTGGTATTTTTTTACCAAATCCCTTACTAATCCATTTCACTTTAGTATTTTGTATTATTCCAATATCTTGATATATAGCATTCGTGCGTATTATAAATATATCAGGTTGTCCTTCTGGTTTTTTAATTTGTAACACCCATTTCTTATTATTTTCCTTATAAATCTGAACTACCTTCTTGGTTTTTATATCCATTCTTAAAATTTTGTTGAACCAGTAGATATCTTGTGCCTCAATATAATATAAATACTTTTCGTCTATGTTAGCTGTTTCGCCGACCTTATCAATTGTTAAAAGTCTATTAAGATTAGAATCGTATAAATCAAGTGTCATACTTTCTTTACCATCTGAAAGGTCCCTAATAATTACAATTCTACTAGCATCTATACTAAATCCGCGCATAGCTCGCGCATCTAGCACTATATGATTATTTTTTGTAATTTTCATAGACGGGGCTAATCGACTACTTTCATTCATACTTATTACATAAGAATTCCAAACAAATGTATAATAAGACTTATGGTTTTTGGGCAAATCTGAAAATGATTTTAGCCATCTATATTTTATAGTGCTTGGTATTTTATCGATTTGCCTTTGTAGAATTTGGTCCTCTTCTTTGACAGCATCTTTAAAAAAGCGGGAGTCATAATCTTCAAGGCGTGCATAGGGGTCAGACCATGCAATAAATCCCAAATCACGAACGTCATCCTTTTCTTGAAGGGGCATTCTTACCTAAACAATACCTATAAAATATATTCAAACGTATGAGTAGTCCAATGAATGTTGTTATTTTTAGTCAGGGTGCTGGAAATCAACAATATGGCTTAGGTCACGATGCTAAGCTTTTAGAAACTATGTTGAGGGAATTAAATCATTCGGGTAAAGCTGCGCTCAATATCAAACACAGAGATGCTCACAGTTTTATAGGAAATGGTAAACTACCTGTTGTAAGTGATATCCATATTTATATTGAAGTTCCTTGTCGTGTAGCTTATCCTTGGGCAAAGGTGAATATTGTGATTCCTAATCAAGAATGGTGGTATAAAAATGAGTGGTCATGGGTATTTGAAGAGCCTTCAACCTTCTTTCTTTACAGAACAAGATATGCTGAATCAAAATTTAAGAATTTAGTTAAAAAGGATGCACAAGCTTTTATTTCTTGGCGTTGCCCTGTCATGTCTAATGTAGAAGTATTACCTATGAATAAAAAGAAGAAACAGGTACTTTTTATGGTTGGTGGCTCAGTTAACAAAATAGAAAGCGCTAGAGACCTTATTAATTTTTGGAAACCATCCTATCCACCGCTTATTGTTGTTTCTGCCTCAAATATACCAGGATGTATTTTTAAACCTGATAATATTTCATATAAGATTGGCCATATTTCTGAATCGGAAAAACGTCAATTACAGAACGAGTCATTGTATCATGCTACTGTATCCATTGCGGAAGGATTTGGTTACGTAATGGCTGAAGCACTTCAATATGGTTCAATACCATTATGGCCTGACCTTCCTGTATATAATGAACTCTGGGGCTCTATTTTAGGCGATTTAGGTAAAATTACAACCTATGAAGATTTAAGTGGTTCTATGGTATTAGAAATGAATGATATACCGCGAAAGTTCACAGTAGAATCATTACATTCAAGTATGGATATGTTAATAAATTGCAATATTGACCAGCTAACAAATAACTACTCTTCAAAATTCAAACAGGCGCCGTTACAACTGAATAAGGTTTTTAGACACGAATTTTTGACAGCGTGGAAGAAAATTTTATCATTTATTGATAATGCTTTACCTTTAACTATGCCACCCGCAATGGTGAAGCCTGATGAGCTACCAACTGTTGGTGTTGTTACGTTAGTATATAATCGTCCTGAATGGTTTGTGCATGCTGTTCGAAATATACAAATTTGCGATTATCCGCGCAACAAGCTTGTATGGATTATTGTGGATGACAGTGACGGCTTAGGACGCGTTGATTCAAATGTGGAAAAAATCAAGGCATCGATGCCTGACCTGCAGGTGCAATACGTATCAAGTGGTAAACGCCTTACAATAGGTGAGAAACGTAATCGCGGATGCTTGGCTGCTATTTCAAAAAATCCTGCCACAAGTGTATTTGCATTTATGGATGATGATGACCACTATCCCAAAACCTCTTTAATTATGCGCATTTTCATGCTGAATGCCAGTCAAAAGGGGTGCGTTTACTGTTCTACCTTACCCATGTATGATATAGTAAAATATATATCGGCTATCAACGTACCCCCACTCAATTTATCACCTTGTAAACGTGTCAGTGAAGCGTCTATGTGCTTCACCAAGAAGTTTTTTATGGAGCGTAAATTTCCTAATGATATTAATGTTGCCGAAGGTGAATTATTTCTCAAAAATAGAGAATTTGATACTATGGAAATTCCTCCTGAGGGCGTAATTGTAAGTTTCCTACATGGTAAGAATTCTACATCAAGGCGCGTTCCTGAACAAAAAGAGGCAAATGGATGTCATTTTGGATTTAGCGATGAATACTTTACAATGATAAGTCAAATTGGATTTTCTAGCGTAGATGTTAAGTCTTAACCTTTTTAACCCGAAGAGTCTTTGCGTGTCTATTTTTAAGTTTCAGTGTTTCTTTGTAGAGTAACGCCTTTGTTTTTGGTCTAATAATTATATTTCGGGGCGTGCCTAATGTCGATAAAATCTCACTATTATCAGAATAGTTTTCAAGCATAAATCCATATGTGTCAGTAGCCTTTGGGTCAGCCCCATTTTCTAATAATAAATTTATTATCTCTAAGTTATCACTTAAAAATAATAATGGTTCTCCATCCGCTGTTTTCGAATTAGGGTCGTACCCTTGCTCTAATAAATATTTTATCATGTCTATATCATTATTGTGAATAGCTTCTTCCATTAATAAAAATAGTGGTATTTATTGTGGGGTTTAAACGTCGGGTTACACATCTGTTCCGATTTTTGGTTTGATATTTTTTAGGGTATTTCTTATTGTACTATTAATTTGTTTTTTTGAAGCATTTTTTAGAGTGTTTTTTACTGTGTTTAATGGATTACTCAACATTTTAGCAGCATTAACCTTTGTTAAGTTAACTCCAGCGACTTCTACCTTCGGCATTTCTACACCGGCCATTTTAGTAGCATTTTTCACTAAATTTAGTGGTTGTTTATTCACTAAATTCTTAGCATTTAATTTTGTTAAGTTAACACCTGCTACAGTGGGTATTTCTACACCAGATATTGCTGCTGCGCTTCCCAACATAGCAACTGGGTTTGATAAATTAAGTGACCCAAGCGATTGTAAGCCTTGTAAGTTAGCTTGTGGTTTAATCTCAATATCAGGCTCTATCTGCTTTTTTAAATTTTCAATTAAATCACCACCTGCATAGGGTTTACATTGTTCCTTATATTCATCTGTTTCCTTACGTGGAATAAGTGCTAAATCAAAAAATAAAGCATATGGTGGAACATCTCTTAGCCCATCAATAAGAACACTAATTTTAGGGTCACAATAAATAGATGGTTCTCTTACAGCTTCCCTTAGTGCATATAAGTTGTTGACATCAGGTATCTTATCTTCTGGAATTCGTGGTAATTTAATAGTAGCAAATTTTCCAGCGGGTGATAATCTAATTTTTTCTTCAGACATATCAAGACTATTATTGATATTTTCAATCGATGTAGCAACACCATCAAATAATGCTGCTATAGGACGTCTTACAAATTGTGGAGACATTGTAGTAAATAACCATATTGCAAAACCTGAAAAAAAACTTTTAGATGATTTAAATAATATATCTCTCAGTTGTATTCGTAAATCGGGTGATACTAACATAATAGCATCTCTTAATATTTTTAATATTATACCTAGATACATTGGATTATTTCCAATAAAACCGAAAGATGTAAAAATTGCATGATATATATTACCGCGCGCTAAATCTAAACAAACCATAACTAAAGTTAATATATTACGACTTATCTTACCGATACCCATAGGGTCAATATAAAAAATTATACTGTTTAATATTCTTAATGATTCTAGAACAGCATTAATCATAGGAAATATACTCTTGCTAGAAACTGGTAATATTAGCGGTGGTACTGTAGGAATTATCATAGTCGGGTCGGGCATTGTATTTTCAAGTGCAATTACACCAAAATTTCCTGAGGCCTCTGTTACCTTTGAATCGACACTATCAAATAATTCTGTTGTATAATCATAAAGATAATCGGGTGAAATTAACTTAGGGTCTATTGCTTTTAAGGCAAAATCCAAGTCTTTTCCAAATGACGATGCCTTCTTTTTCATTTCACTAAAGGATATTTTAGTACCACCACTTTGTTTTAATGGTGGTGGCTCTGGAAATAAATCAGGATTACTACTTATATTTTTACGCCATAAATCTTCCAAATTCTTGGCCTCAATTGGTAAAAATAGTGGGACAGAAGTAAAAGGATAACAGATTTCTACAAATTTCGGGTCCTTCTCATTTCTTTGCATACGTTCAGACATTTCGGTAAGTGACCATATCATAATATAAATATGCATTGGTAGTTCATTTATTTTACCTTCTAATTCTTTTATAAGTTTGTGAACATCCTTCTTAGAGTCACTCATCCCTATTCCTTGTTTTTAAAAAACACAATGGTTTAAACTTAAAATGTCGGATGTGTCTAGAATGGACGGTTCCAATAGTGGATTTAGTTATTTTGCTTCAGCCAATTTTGGAGATAACGGTGAGATTCAAGACAGATTTGGAGGAATTTTTACAAGTTCTGAGGATTATATTTCTATGAGTCTATGTATAGAAAATCTTAAAAATGCTACGCTTAATTTAATTGAAGAAGAATTTGTTCATCACAATAATATTGTAGATAATCAAGATAAGGATAATTTTAATAAATTATATAATTCCTTTTCTAATATCAAAACTAGATTAATCGCTCTTGGATGTGCTGGTTATTTAGAGCAAATTGAGGCTTTTTTAAAGCCTTTAGAATCACATGCAAATTTTGAAAAGTTAAAAAAAATTAGCGTAGAATTACAACGTGATGATTTTAATCCCTATAATAAAGATGTTCTTCGGGATTTACAAATAGATATTAGCAGTAATAGTTTTTTTAAGACTGAAATTGGTTTTGAAATTGATGATTTTAGAACCGCTGTTAAAAAAATAGCTGTTAAATATGGTGAGGCTTATATAGAATTATTTGAGGCTGAAAATCAGATAAAAAATAAATTAGATAAATTCATGGAATTGTCTAAGCAACTGAACACAATTTTATCTCTTGAAATTAATGAAGGTAGTTTAGAATTGCTTTCTGGATTAACTAAGTATTTAGGTGTCTTTTTTAAGGAACAAAAAATAATTGATTATTTCAATAAATTTATAGAAGCAAGAAAACGCTTTATAGTGTTTAGAGATATATTGAATATAAGTAGAACTACCTTACAAAAAACAGACAGTCAATCTGAATCGCCACTTTGTGCTGTATGTGTAGACAGCCACGTTACTGTAGCATTTGCACCATGTGGACACACTTTTTGTAGTGTCTGTTCTAATAAAACATTGAACGCCTGTTATATTTGTAGAACCAAAATACAGTCCAAGCTTAAATTGTTCTTTGCTTAAGCAGTTACTCACCATTCGGTAACATTTAATTGCATACGGTCCTTTTCTTTTTTAGTTATTTCTGCAAGCTCTATTTCCTTAACTCTTTCCATTTCTGTTTTTCTAGGCTTCATTTGAAATAGTGAAATAAAGGCCTTATACCATCTAGACAAGCGATTTCTTCGCCATTCATTACGTTGTTCCATTTCTTTATATGCTTGGAGGGCCTCCTGAATATGTTGGTATGGGCGGGTATTTGGATAGAAGGTTCTGAAATAGTTACGTTTTATATAAATATGATAGGCAGGTAGACGTTTAATAATATCACGGTCATCCTTATATTTTGATGAATCATATTCACGTCGCTTGAATATCATATTCATGCTATTAGCATAGTCTCTAATAGCAAGAATATTTGCGTCATAATCTGACAATTCGTCAACGACGCAACACACATGGATTGGATGATATATTTTTGGTTGTTTTATTGACTCATTGATTATAGGATTTTTGATTGTTGTCATTTAGGCATGTACTCTATAAGGGTATATTATTCATTTTTTCTTTACTTTCTTACACTTCTGCGTGTGAGTCTTCGTGATTTCTTTGAACGTCTAGATTTACCACCAATTGTTTTGGTTATTCCTAATGCATCAGTTACAGATTTTATAGTTGTACCAACAAGTGTTCCTATAGGGTCAATCTTATCTAGAAGTACGCCTTCGTCTGGTAAAATTAATTCATGACTAATACCATTATTGTTTTTAGAATTTACTTGACCATCGGCTTCTAAGATTCTAGACTTAATCTCATTGCGGATTCCGTAAACTCCAGCAATGATTTTGGGATTAGGTACAAAACGTGTCCCGTAAGAGCTATAAATAAAATGTACATCAGGTATTTGGGCTGGTGTCAAAGGATAAAATCCTTGAATTCTATCATATCCACTAAGACCGCCCTGCTTTTTAGCTTGAATTAGTAGATTTAGACCATACGATACTGTATATTTAACACAAACCTCACCTACAAGTCCACAGACAACTATATTAACCTTCTTTATATTTGGCTTAAAATGTGTAATACCCAACTCTTTGGAAAAAAGCACTTCAGCCAAGCCAGTTGTGTTTGAAAGGTCTCCTCTTACATCATTGACTAAAGGACCACGTCTAAAATCAGCGTGATATTGAAAGGCAGAATAAGCATCCCAATTACAAAGCTGTCCTTTTAATAATTGTAATACGGGTCCTCTTGCATCCTTTGAGCCTGGTATATTTGTCACTGTTAAATTGAATTTTATATCTGAGGGCTCTCTATATTGCATTTCAGGCTCATCCAGAAGCGATAACTTCATATCAGGTTTTGAAAAATACCTTAAAATTGGTGCCCTATCATAGAATTTCTTATAGATGGTCGATGGATGGGTTCCAATTATAGGTTTACCTTCATCATTTTTAGTGAATCTATTTGTCTTGCCTTGTACATCGTTTAAGGACACATTCCATGTATTGACCTCACCTAAATTTGTACGCGGTTTACATTTTCCTATATATTGTGCCTCATCCGGCAATGAACGACAGTGCGGGGGCCATATTCCACCTAGAGGTTTTACCTGTTCAAAACCGAGCAGACCAACTTGTGGTGACCCCAAAAATGCTGGTATTTCTGGCATACTTGTTCTACGACCATTCTGATGATTAACAAGAACCTCACCCTTTTTGCTTGTGACCATATGACTTGTATGATTAGCCGGGTGTGAATCGCGTGTAACCACATAATAATCAAAGGGAATAGTTTCAACTAAATCTGCAATTTCACTGACTAATGTGGCTGTTTTACTGGGACCTCCAAAACTACCACCGTCTATAAAGCAGTTCTGTACATCTACAACAATCAATACATTTGCTGTTGTATCAGCCATCTATTGTTCATGTATAAAATACTTTAGAGTAAATTCAATAAAAAAATGAGTTTAAATCTTTTATAAAATATATCTATCAAAAAAAATGGCATCAGGTGGTGAAGTACCAGACATTAATGAGCTAAAGGGTCTTCTGAAGCGTTGGATTACCATTGAAGAGGAGATTAGTGGTATCAATACAACTCTAAGAGAGAAAAAGCGCACATCTAAGGCCCTTAAAGAGACCATTCTACGCACAATGCAGGCTAATAAGGTACAGCAGATTAATACTCAGAAGGGCGCGGTCGTGGACCGTAAGCGTAAGCTCAAGGAGGCTATTTCAGCCAAGTTTATGAAGAAGTGTCTTCTAGAATTTAATAATGGCGATGAGGAAAAGACAAATAAGATTTTCGAGTTTGTAGAAGGTAAGCGTAAGGAGGAGGAGAAACACGACCTCAGACTACAGAAGGAGGGTGATGTTCTAGTGGAAAACAAGACAGAGTAATTTTATCGTATTGGTCATTATTTTTTATAGTGAAAATATAGAAAATGATTGGAGGTGCTATATCAACTGCGATTGACCACGTTGTAACACCATATCTTGTAACTGAAACTTTTGATGGCGATAATAATAAATCAATCCCGGAACTTACAAAGGTAACAGCTAAGGCTGCGATTGTATCATTTTTAACACTTCTTGTTGTTTTCATACTCATTCTTCTAGTTGGAAAGTATCTTTGGAATATTGTTCTTGTAGAGCTTTTCCCATTCGTAAAACCCGCTAAGTCTATATGGCAGATATTAGGACTTTCAATCTTAATTAGTTTAATTGCTCCAGGATGTACTTGTACAGTTATGTAACATGTACTCTCTTTTATCAGATTTAAATATATTGTTATCTAAAAATTACAATATATTTAAAATATATTACATTAAACTGCTTTAGTATCAAAAGGTGCTAATACAGCAATACTATGTGGCATTTGATATCCTGGGTCTCGAGGTCCAATAGGTCTGTCAAGGTAGTTTTGTCTCTTCAAACAATTATTAGCCAATACATTGTAAGTTGTATTTAACAACAAACGATACCTATTATAGGCTTCTTTTGCATCCATTTTCATATTCTTTGCTATTTGTGTAATTAAATCTATACCACGACTTTCGTATTTAGTCATAATTAAATCTATATCACGTTCTCTAGCCCCATTATTTAAACACCTTCCTATAAAATTTGTTAAGGGTTCGGTATCATGACTTGTATTATATGGTAAGTACATCGTGTTATAACCAGGAATACCGGTGTTATTGACATCTGCATCTAAACAGGTTAACTTATTCACGATAAGTTTTAGTTCAATTCGGTTCAATGCATCCTCTGACGGAGAATTATAGTCATCTGCACATTGTGGAAACATTTGTAAAAGTGCTTGTGCATCTATATTACGTTTTACACAGGTCGGTTCTCCTGGAGCTGTTGCTGCACTTGAAAAATTCTCTCTTGTAATACGTTTTCTTTCCATAATAGGAAATCTTGGATATTTATTAAAATATATACCTAGTAAAACTACTGATATAATTAATAATATGTATATTGCCGGATTCATCCCTAAGATTTAGTATGGTTTTATTTCTTTGTACGAGTCTTTGGCTTTACCGATTCAGCTTCAGAAACCTTTGGTAAAGACCCCTTCGGGGTCTTAACCCACTCTAGGTTTGCTTCTGCAAAATATGTTTTTAGATATGAGCATACACTTGCAATAGCCTTTCGGGCACTCATCACATCCCCATCAACAGGGCTAATCGTAAGTGCCATCTCTTGCTTCAATGGATGAGGAATACGATAACCGGCATACTTAATACGTGGCATTTCAGTACCCTCAATATGACGTTCCACCAAGAAGGTTTGAAGAAGATTCCCCAGTGTATGTTCTTCCTTTCTAAATGTAAATTCAAACACTGTACCCTGTCCCAGTTCGCTCATACGATTAGCTGGTGACCCAATCACAACATTATCCGGTAATGAAGAATCTAATGATACATAAGGAGTAATGACATTTTCACACGCACGAAGACCCCGCTCAACAATAACTGGTACGCTAAACACACCTACACTTTCAATATGGAAGATGAAATCATAAGGTTCACCCTTTTCATTTTGCAAATAGCAACGCTGAATTTCAAGACAATCGAATTCTCTTCTTAGTTCGGCTAAACGCTCGGGAGAAATAGATGCTGTATCAAGAACCTTTTTAGACGTTGCCATCCAATTTGTAAACATCAAATTCTGACGCGATACATCAGAATCAAGGGTATATTCATACGAACACTGTGTTACTGGCGAAAATCTCATATTTTCACGACCAGTTCCAATAGAAGCCTTAGCTCTGATAAGAAGCTTTTCCGCTGGTGAATCCATATTGTATCGTGGTCTTAGAACTGTGATTAAAGACGTTTTACCAGTAATTGGGTCAGGTGGAAATACTTCACTTGTTGGTAAAATCGTTTCGTCAAATTCAGCTGTAGCCACCTTTACAACAGTGAAATCAGAAGCAGATACATCTACTAGCGACTTACCAACATTTTCGATATTTAGTCTAAATTCAAAGTCATCGGGATTAAATGTAGATGGGTCAGCAATTGCAAGAGGTATCATACCAATTCTGTGCATTAGCATTTCATTTACTAACGGAGTCGTATTGTTTGTGATATGCACATCAGAATTCTCAGGCGGTTCTGTCTTAAAACCTACTGTCGGTATAGATGCCAAAATCTGTCGTCTAATCGTATTCGCAACTGTTACATGTATTGGTGCTACACGGAATGTTGCTTGAATCTTATGATTCTTATCATTAAGAAGAGGAGGCCCCATTTCCACATATTCACTGAATGTAATTCCACTCATTCTTTACTTTTACCTTTGATAAGTATAAATGATCAACTTTATGTAATTTTTATTGATAAAACTATTTTTATTAATTTATATTATTAATAAGTCGTTGTAATGCGTATAGCAGTACTTGTATATGGTCGATTAAACAAATGTGTTGAACATTATGACGTTGTTTTATCTCTAAGAGTCGAAATTATTTTGAAAAATAATATCGACTTTAACGTCTCATACCGAAGTTAAGTACTCCCCAGCTGGGGAGTACTTAACTTCGGTATGATAGTAACCATGTCAAACACTTAAGTTAAGAACACCCTTTAGTGTGTTCTTAACTTAAGTGTTTGACGGTAGCGATTTAGAATATAATACAATTTATATCCCTGCTGGTAATGATTATGGCTGGCTAAATGACCAAATCGCTTATGGTAAAATTGATGTTATGAAAAATATATGAAAAAACTTAGTATTACTGCTTATCCTGAGGTTTTAAATTCAGTGAATGTTGATTTTCATAAGTTACTGATAAAAGACCTGAAATTATATATCGCATAAACAAATAGTGTAATACCCAAAATTTAGAAAATCACAAAACTTTAGCTTATTCTTAACGTCTTGTATTATGCCAATAGAAATAGTTTTATTTATTAGTTTTTGGAAATATCTTTGTACGCCGGTAAAATTAAGGAATCAAAAATATTGTAAAACAACAATGAGCCAAAGACCCAAGCACGCATGCTTCTTTAGCAAGAAATGTCCTCACAGTAAGTCTTTTCTAGAGGAACTTGCCCGGACTCCATACACATCCGAATTTCAGTTTGTGTGTGTTGACCCAGGGCCCAATAGACCAAAACTACCATCATGGCTAAAGGTAGTTCCAACACTATTAATTGACGGAGAACCCGACCCACTTACTGATGAAAAAGTTTTCAACTGGTTGTCGTTACGCAGAATTCAAGGTAATACCCCGGTATCTGTAGCAAATCAATATAGAGAACCTGTACCTGTACGGACTGAGGTCCAAAGTCGAAATGAAATTCCTTCTGTACAAAACCCAGTTTACGACCCAACGCCTCCACCGGCCAGAAAGAGTCCTTTCCCCGAACCTCAACAAACTAGAGCAACAAACGGCGAAGCTTCAAAACAGGTTATACCCCAGACTACTGATGGTGAACCAAACGCTTGGCATAGTACTGAAATGGCCGGTACTGGAAAATGGTCTGACCCCTATTCCTATATTGAGGACCAATTCAGTATTAAAGATGGTGTTGGTGCCAGCCGTATTGAAAGAAATTTCACCATGCTTGACGGAATGTCTTTCAGCCAGGGTGGTGCTGTAAAGGTTGCTCCTCCGGCTGAAGCTGTAAGTGAAAAGGCACGAGCATTAAATAATGCAATGGAAGATTTTAGAAAAAAACGGGATGCAGACACCCCAGCACCCATAAATCGGTTATAAATTTGAAATGCGTGTTTTTAATTAAAAATGAATAAGTAAAAGTATTAATCACATGTCAGCTCTTTCAGCTTTTAATAACTTGCTCATCGAATTCTTTGATGAAATGTCTGATACCTATCCCGAAGAGACTGATATCAAAAATGCGGCGACGGCATTGAAGACTTTAAAGAAGATGAATCCAAAGCTGATTCACAGTACCTTTATGGAAACAGTTCATACTGAATTTAAGGAACCTATTCTACGTAGTGATGAGGACTATCTTGTTAAGAGAGCCCATGAAATTCTGGAGTCAAAATATTCTGATATGGCTTTTGCCTTTTGGATTTTCGATAAGCACTGGAAGACAATGAGTGATGTAAATAAGCAACAGGTATGGAAATACTGTAAGGCGCTTATATTATTGGCTGAAAAGGTTTAAGGTAGTGGGTATTTATTTTAAAAATATAAAAATAGTTTTTATTTTTATATTTTATTTTTGCGTTCTGAGCTTAAGAGCTATTTCCGGTACAGAATCAGATATGGCTGCACCGACCTTTGTCAAAGTTTACAGCCAGTTTATGTGTGAAATGGGATTAACATTTCCAGAGTTAGAAAAGGCCTGTGATAAGGCTATCTATCTAGGATGGAAGGATTTCAGTAAATCAGTCAAACCTATTCTTCACCAAATAGCTACAAGAGATTCAGCTATTTTTACAGAGGAGGGTGTTGAGATTGCACCACGTGTGGTCATGACGAAGAAGTTATGGAAGGATGCTGGTAAGGAAACTCATAAGGCTGTTTGGGATTTTTTAAGCAGTCTTGTACTTCTAGCAAGTTATGAGGAGAAGCTCAGTTCAAAAAATACAGTCGATGAACCCGATTTTACAAATTTTTTCGATATTAGCGGTGCTGATGTTGATTTAAAAAAGATGTTTGAATCTCTTGGCAAGCAGTTTTCTAATAAATCATTCACATCCTTCTTCGACGGTATTAAGGAAGCTGCTGAAAGTATGAAAGATAAATTTACAGGTTTAAGTGGTGAAGGATTGCCCAAGATACCCGAACGCCTTTTCAAGGGTCATATTGCTAAAATAGCAGAAGATTTAGCTAAGGAATTTAAACCAGAAGACTTTGGTTTATCACCTGAAGTTCTTGATTCAAATGATACCGGTGCTACCTTTGAATATTTACAGCAGATTTTTACAAAGAATCCTGATTTATTAATGAAAGGTGCTAAAAAGATTGCTCAGCGCATTCAAGATAAGCTTCAAAAAGGACAAGTTCGTCGTGAGGATTTGGTAGCAGAGGCAGAAGAACTCATGAAGGAATTTCAGAACAACACAATGTTCAAGCAAATTTTCGAACAGCTAAGTTCACAACTCAAAAATATGGGCGGAGATTCAGGCCCCAACAGCCAATCAGAACGTCTAAGAGCTACTAAGGAAAGACTTCGTAAGAAGGCTGAGGCTAAGGCCGAAGCTAAAAAGAATTCATCTAACGGTCCAAATAACATGGACTGATTATTATATATAATATATATCTTAATATATTTGAATTAATTGATTTTTCACTTAATTCAACGACTAAATATAAAACTAAAAATAAGTAAAGTTAATAGAGTCGCCAAATGGCTGAAATAAATAATTGTCCCTATTTCTGGGTTGACCATCCTGCCATAATTTATGAACAGGCTTGGGATTTTTTCCCATTTAGTAAAGAAGCCATATTATGTTCTACAACTGCCCTTAACAGTCTAACCAGATTTGGATTGTATTTAGGAGTAGTGCTATTTCTACTAACACGCAAAACAGTATATCTAGGTATCCCGGTACTTGCAATTATTCTAGGTATAGCTTTATACTATGGTATGAAAAATCAAGGCGTTTTACGTCACGGAAATATGCCCGGTTCACCCGGTTACGATAAACCAACTTTTAAGGAAGGATTCAACGGTACAAATAATCTAATTGAAGGTACAGCTGCTGCTGATAAAGTTACTGTTGATATTATTGGCTCAAATGAGCGAACTGTGCCTTCTAAACCAAATCCCTTTATGAATGTACTTATAAATGAGATTTCAGATTATCCTACTAAACCACCTGCAAAATATACCATGAGTACACCTGTCAAATCTGAATTAGATTCACAATTTGAAAATAAGGTTTACTCAGATCCTGGAGATGTATGGAATAAGAATCAGAGTCAAAGAGAGTTTTATACAATGCCTTCTACAAGTATCCCCAATGACCGTGAAAGTTATCAAAATTGGTTATATCGCACTCCCGGTAAAACATGTAAAGAAGGTAATATGTCTGCTTGTACTACATCAGGTTCAGATGGATCGCAATTTATATATCTTGGCGGTCATTAAATATAAGTATGATTTTCTAATTAATGTGACTTGTTATAAATTTATGTTCAATCTTTATAAAAGATTACACTTAAATTTATAACAGCTATAACAGTTTTTAAGGATATACAAAAATTCTTAAAAAGGAGTATTTGATAGAGATAGGAGAATGTCAACAGTATCTGCAAACCCTAAACTAGATGAAGTTAAACCAATGACAGGAGCTTTTGAAATCAATGGTTTTACACGTGAATACAATGATGTATGTTCTTATAATCACAACTATCGCGAATCTGTAGGCCCCGGTAAATATCAGGTAACGAATTTAATTCCAGATAGAACTACTGTATTACCCCAGGCCTTATCTAATCCTACTATTATTGCTGCAGAAGGATTTGGTATTGATATGAAAGACGTTGATTCCGATAGTTTATTAAGAAATAATCCTACACTTGAGGGACGCGCTAGATGCCCACTCAGAGTTCAATCCCGGCCTTTTGCCACTGTTCCTTATATGGCTAGTGGTCGCGGTAATCAAGAGCTTGAATCAAAGCTTCAACAATCTGAGTTTGTTAGAACTGGAAAGGAATGTGGTACAGTTAGTGAAACATTCTTTGCTACACAATTTTATCCCCTGATTCCTCATTTACAGGCAAATATTCAAAATCCTAGAAATTTAGTTCCCGAAGTTGCCGCAAATGGATGGATACATGGAGGTGTACCCAGTCGCCAATATGTAAGAGATTTAAATGTATAAATTAATTTCATAATTATAGTTATTTTTAATATTTTAAAAGCAACTATTCTATATAAAAAATCGTTTATCTACGCAGAGAGAGATGAAGTCTAATACTTATGCCGAAGTTCCTAAGAAGGGTGATGCACCTGCTCCAGCCCCTTCAACCCAAACTCCGTTATGGACATTAAACTGGACAAGAATCGGTGCCACTGAGGGTGGCAATGTTCGTGACCAACAATCAGCGGATGCTTATAGCTTTGTACAAATCCCCGAAAAGTGGGAGAATCCTAACAAGTGTCGTAACGCGCTTGGTCTTGTAGGTGGCTCTGAGGTATCACATATTAAGGGCAATCTTGTCGATTTAGAGTCTGATTTATATGGAATCACAAGACCCAATTCCAAATGTAATGCTAAGAAGTATGTACCTTCATGCCCGCTTGGTGGAGAACAATGCCCCGACTATCCGGCCGATATCAAGTTCACTGACAAGTCTACTGCTGAAAATAACTCAGTCAGCACTGAGCCCTACCACCTCAAGACATGCCAGACATGGTCATATCCCGGCACACCTGTACCAAAACCCTATGGTCAAGAGACATGTGAGCTTACACGTTTTTAAGAATTTTCATTATTTATCCATTTCTAAACACATTGTGTTTAGAAATTGATATAGTAAAATAGGAATTCTTATTTAGAGATGGCTTCCCCGGCTTCAAGAAATTGGACACGTTCGCGCACAGACGATTGCCACATAACAGACGATACACGTATTACTACAGGACCCGGCAGATATATTCTTGAGGCGCCTAGTTCATATGCAAATGCAGTTTTTACGCCAGAACCTACCACACGCCTTCAAAAGTGGGGCGATGCCCAAATTAATTCTTATGGTAAAACCGATGTGGAATCTGATTTGTGGAATATTAATCGTACAACAACAAAAGAGGTATGTGGTCAGTATGATCCCAACGATAATCGCATGAACAAGGCTGAAAAACGTGCTATGAAGGAGGCTGCATTTCCACAGACTCACGCACGTCTTAATGACCCTCCCTGTACATTAAGAAGTACTGGTTGGAATCGCTTTCAGTGGTTATGTCAAAATCCTCAAGAAAATGTAATGATGCCCTTTGATTGGTATATACCTGGTCGCATCATTCATAAGGATGCCCACAGACCTTGTATTCCTACACCACTAAGTACCGAACCCGTAATTCCTGCCCCCCAACATCTTGGACATACTGTTATTGATGTGCCCGGTGCTTATGGAGTAACTATTAAGGATGCAACAACTCACAGTGTTGGAGCTTTCCCGGCTAACGTTCTTCCTCAAAATGCTTTCAGAGATGTCGGTCCGGCTGGTCTACCTATGAATAATGAAAAGGCTAGTTATTTACTTGATACACGAGAAATAGCTTGGCCAGAAGGTCCCTCTTCTGTAGCGTATCCAGTACCTACAGGTCCACCTTCAGTAGGTTGGCAACGTAATGACTATGCCCAAGGTATATATAATACAAATGATATTCCGACTACAAATATCACTGGTAAAGTATTACCCGGTCCTGCTTTGAAGACATCAACATAAGTCTATTGCAAATATTATATTTTGAATATTATTAATTTATTCGAAATATAATTTGGTGTTTGGCATGTAAAGTTTAAAAAATAAAATAACTAGGAGACCGGCAGAAGGGATGGAGACAGCCGCTTTTTTAGGAATGCTCGGCTTAGGTTATGCTCTATCAAATAATAAACAAGAAAAAACTAAGGAAGGCTTTGAAACACAGTATGAAACAGTAACAAATGAACCTAATAATTATTCATCAATAGTTCCTGGTGTAGTTGTTAAACAGCCACCTTTAAAATACGAGGGACAACGTAATGTTAATTCATCAACAAAGTGTCTTGATATAATGTATAATTTTCCTGCAAGTTCAAGAATACCAAGTGAACCTAATCCTGGAAAGCAGGGTGGTTATCTTGGATTTACCGTACCTGCAATCGCTCAGAAACCTAGTGATTCTGTTACATCAAGTGTTAAATTAAATACATCACGTTATGAAAAAACACCTGTTCTAACAAATGAAAAGGTTATAATATCTCAATTAACCGGTATTGCTATGAAACCAGAAGAATTTACCCATGCAAATATGGTTCCTTTTTATCGCGGTACTGCTAAACAAAATATGAGTGATACTGCAAATAGAAGCGTATTGGACAATTACACCGGTAGTGGTAATTTTCAACAGGAAAAACGCGAACAAGGGCCGATGTTTGAACAACGCAAGGAACCCACCGGTGTTCCTTTTGGTACTGCAATTGCCACTGATTTTATGCAAAGTCATGTTGTTGCTCCTACTAACAGAGCGGGTGAGCGCCCCTTTGAACAAGTTCGTGTTGGTAAGGGATTAGGACAGGGATTCACAAGCTTACCTAGTGGAGGATACCAACAAAGTGATTCATTGATTTATGCTAGACCCAGAAGTACGGATGAAATACGTACTGCAAATAATCCTAAATTAACCTATGAGGGTCGTACAGTTAAGGGCTCACACTATATTACTGCACCAGGTAAACTTGGTGAAGTACGCAAACACTTACCAGACAAGTTTTACTTAAATAAAAATGGAGAGCGTAATTTTACCACAACGGGTGCTAATCTAAAGGCAACTGAAAGACCTGTAGAGGTTCTACGTGAAACTACACGTCCAGAAACTACCACAGAATATGAAGGTATAGCTAAATCGCAAGATTTCAATGCGACCTACACTGTACCAAGTACACGTGCCCCCATGGTAAAACAAGCTGGTTCATGGGGTTTTCGTAACGCTGATTCAACCAGTTATGCTGATAAGGATACTGAAAAGGGTCAGAACGATTATGGTAAAGCTGCTATTGAAATCAGACCAAATGAGCGTTTTTTTACATCTGAAAGGGGCCAAACACTTAACCTTAAGCCCCAGAGTAGTGGTAAGGTCTTATTACCTTTACAAGATGGCCCTAGACAAACACGTAAGGATGAGAATTTAGGAAATCCTAACCAGGCAGGATATATCAACAGTGGCCTTACTAGAGGTCCCGCTTATGACCCCAACGATATTGCACGTACAACCATTAAGGAAACCTTGTTGGATGGCGATTACTATGGTGGTGTAGCAGGTCCGATTAAATTAACCACATATGACCCAGATGATGTAGCACGTACAACTATTAAAGAAACTACAGAAGATAGTGATTACGTAGGTGGTGTAGCAGGCCCAGTTAAGTTAACTGTGTATGACCCAGATGATGTTGCTAAAACAACCATTAAGGAGACTACTGAAGACAGTGATTATATTGGTGTTGTTGCAGGACCTGTCAAGTTAACTGTATATGACCCTGATGATACTGCACGCACCACTATCAAAGAAACAACTGAGGATATGGATTATATTGGTATTGCAGCACCTAATAGACCTCAACAGTTAACTATTTATGACCCAGAAGATATTGCCAAAATTACGATACGTAATACAACTGATGACTTTGACTATAATCGTAACTTGAAGAGTGCAAACAATCCTGACCAAAGTTATTTACCTTATACCGACATTGCACGTGTAACCGATAGAGAGGCCTTATCTGCCACATCTGAATACTATGGTAACGCTGAATCAGAGATTCCTAAGGAGATTCTTACACCCTTTCCAGATGGAGTTAGAAAGACACAAAAGGCTGCTATTTCAGCTAAATCTTCGTATACAGGTTCTGGCTATTCAGAGGATAAAAAGGCGATTGTGAATCCTTACTTAGATGGCGCCAGACTTACACAAAAGGCTGCTATTTCTGCAAATTCTGCCTACACTGGTTCAGCAGGTACTGCAAATGCTAAAGCGCCACGTTCAGAAAATGCGGAGCGGGCTATGCGTCAATATGCTCAGAAGGAGAATATTGCTAAGGGACGTGCTCCATCTGGTAATATTGCCATATTCAATGGTGAAGATTACGTCAATCTCAAATATAATAAAATAGAATCTGATTACATTAATGATAGGTCGCCAGTTGTCACACGTGTCTTAAATGACCCTCCATCAGAAAGTCAAGTAGGACTCATGAGACCTAAGGTAGTTCTGAAATTAGATATGGCGGTTGAACGTAACGCACCTGAAGTTATATCATCTCTTGAAACAAATCCCTATGTCATTCCCTTACATTCATCGGCTAGCAAGGTATCTGCTGGTGAAATTAAATATCAAAATAGTTCCGCTTACGTAAAAGCTGGTCCCGATAATCGTCGCGATGAAAGTGGAGCGATTATTGACAGAAAGGCTGTTAAAAGATTTTCAAGCTAATCCGATTTATATTTCTTATTAAATACTTAATAACAATTTTATAGGGCTGTTAAGTATTTAATATTAAAGGGTCTAAACCTGAACAACTGTAAGTTTTATAGATGGATTCGAAAATATATGACCCTTATTCACCTAAAAAAATAACCGATATTGTTGGTAATACTGAACTATGGCAAACTATAGCTTCTAAGATTGAGAACAAAAATTGCCCACATCTAATTATTTGCGGTCCTTCAGGAGTTGGCAAGTCCACTTTTGTACGTAATTGCCTTATAAACAATGGCTATACAACATTGGTTTATAACTGTATAGCCGATTCAGGGCTTCGTGATGTGCGTGATTCCATACGCTCTTTTGCTCGTGGTGGTATTGATAGTAATAAGAATCATCGTTGGATAGTTTTAGAACACGCTGATTCCTTAACTGCAGATACACAAGCCTTCTTGCGACGATTGTTAGAAACTGCTTCTGGCTCTACACGCTTTATTTTTGAGGTTCGTGAAAGCGGTGCTATTTCAGAGCCCATATTATCACGCTCTTGGTTGTGTAATGTTGATACTCCTTCTATTCCCGATATCAGATACGAAATTCTTCGTCGTACAAATCACGAATTAACATTTGACACGGCTGAACGAATAGCATACGAAGCCTGTGGAAATGTTCGTTTAGCTGTTCATCAGGCTTTGGCAATATGGAGAAATAATCTAGATGGTGAAAATATTGGAAATGGTATGAAAATAATTAATCAACAATGGGATATCAAACCGGATGATACTGATTCAGAAGCCTATTGTCGCTGGACTTGTGAAACAATACAAATGCTTAGAAAAAGTGGTACTGACCCACGTACATTCTTAAAACTTAAGATGGGAAATAATCCGCATTCTTTACGCGCCCTATCACAGTGGAATCGTCCCGGTGGAGCTAGCGGTCGTTCCTTGTGGCTATATGCAATGTGCGGATAAATCAAATAAGGATAAACACATCTAATACTAATATTATGGACGCCATATCAACATATTCAGAAGCTAGAAACGAATATCTCAAGCAACTTTCCACTTGGATTGTACCTTTTATGATTCAACACTATCGTAACCTATGGGCAGAGGCTAAAAAACTTGGCGGAGAACGCAGAGAAATGGTTGTGTTTCAGGAGAAATGTGCTGAGGTGCCAAAATGGAATCAAGATATTATTGATACAAACGTTAATAAGCTACTTGACAGTTGTAGATGTGACTATCTTGAGGAATTGATGGCAGCTGTTTTTATAGCTCATACAAAGGTGCTTATTTCAATTCGTGTATCAAGTAAACACAAGAAACTTCAAATCACCTTGCCTAAATTGGACCACTTTCTCCATCGTATCTTTTCAGAATGTGCACGTTCTTTTTGGAAATCTCCATTTTTGTTTCTTGACGACCAGAAGCCTATTGAAATGCAGAAGAATCTAATTCAAGCGGAAGCCTTATGCAGTGAATCTATTGCAATGGCCGTTAGAAGCTTATTACCCATTAAAAATATATTAAATGAATATCTTTCTGATGATGCTATGGGAGGAGAGGCAGTAATTGAAGATACAGAAGATAAACAGACCGGTGGTTCACCTGAAAAATCTAAAATAGAGCCTCAAACTCATACTAAATCAACAATTCTACCAGAATCTGTAGTTGAATCATCAAACGTAACAGAACCAGTAGTTGAATCATCAAACGTACCAGAATCTGTAGTTGAATCATCAAACGTACCAGAATCTGTAGTTGAATCATCAAACGTAACAGAACCGGTAGTTGAATCATCAAACGTACCAAAGCCAGTAGTTGAATCATCAAACGTACCAGA